GCTTCACGCTGGATTTCCGGGCAGAACTGGCGGCGGTCAAAATTTACAATGTTTTCTGCGCCGTTCCGGGGATATGTGCCGATACTGACCGGGCGCATGATACTATAATACTTTTTCATGATTTCACCTACTTTCTTTTACTGGAGGGGCAGCGGAAGCCGCCGCCCCGGTTGCATTATGCTTCTTTTCTCAATTCTTCCCATACATGGTCTGATAATTCACGGAAAGCAACGGGCGTTTCTTTTACGAACATACAGAAAATAAATGTCATAAATTCAGATTTTGTCTGCGCCCATTCTTCCGGGGAAAGCTGCGGATTTTGCGCCAGCTTCATTTTCAGCAATTCTTTTGTCAACTCTTGTCCGGCTGGCGTATTCAGTGCCGTTCTTTCCGCTTCACTAATCTTTTCTATAAAGTCATTGAAGTTATTTGCAATTCTTTCTTTCATGGTGTACCCAACTTTCTTTTTTAGTGGGGGCGGCAGGTCCAGCCCCGGTTGTTTTATACTACTTCATAGCCGTGCTTTCTTGCCCAGTTTTCAGCACCCTTGCGGGTCTTCCAGTGGTTAGGTGCGTAATGAAGTACTTGTTTTTCAACCGCTGTCATAAGTCCGTAATATTGGCTGGGCGTTCCTTTGTTGATGATATAAGTTGTAACTTTCAGCATTTGTTTGTCCTCCGTTCCTTTAACTGTCTTTATTATATACTTACGGAAGTATAAAAGCAACCCGGAAAATTGCACAATCTTACGGAAGTATATTTGTGCAATATCTATACTTACGGAAGAACAAAAGAAAAGCCCCGGAAGACCGGGGCAGGAGTGCTGCGGATGTTATGCGGCAGTAATTACAAAGTAGCAAGTTGACCAGTTGTGTTCACAAGCGGAAATGTTGGAGCGAAGAACCTTGAAGCCCAGCTTTTCAACAGCCTTGCAACGCCGCTGGAAGCTGTCTGCGCAGCACTCACAAAGGATTTCTGCGCCGCCGTACTGCTTGCAGCGGTCAAGGACTTCTGCAAGGTCCCTATGTTTTGCAGGGGCGAAGCCGTAATGTCCGGCAGTATAGGAAATATTCTTTTGAAAGATGATGTGTGCGGAATAGTCCCCGACATAGATACCGCACCAGCTGGGATGTATAACAATCATTTCACCGTCTGCATTGTAGCGGACAACCCAGCCGGAAAGATTGGCTTCACCGTCTTTTTCGGCGGTGCGGATGGTCTGCATGATTTCCGGCATTGCGAAGCCGTTCTTTGTAAGAATTTGAACCGTTTTGAAAGATGTTGTATTTGTCATGGTCTTATACCTCCGATTGATTTAATGTGTTTGTTCCTTTAACTGTCTTTATTATACTTCCGTAAGTATAAAAACGCAAGCCCGGAATGTTGCACAAATATACTTCCGTAAGATTATGCAAAATTTATACTTCCGTAAGTTTGGGAAATGTGTTATACTTACGGAAAACAATATTGAAAGAGAGGTGACGAAAAGTGGCAGACGATAAGAAAGCAGCAGCACAGCAGGAAAGCAACAAGCAATATCAGATACCGAGAGGACCAGCGGCAACAGTAGCAAAGAATAAATACCGTGATAAAAACTATGACAGGGCAGAACTTGCCTTGCCAAAAGGGATGAAAGCAGCAGTGAAGAAGATTGCAGACCAGCAGGGGCAGTCTTTCAATGAATATGTGACAGTAGCAATCAAAGAGAAAGCAGAGAGGGACACCGGGCAGGAATTAACATGGCAAAAAGAAGATTGATTGTGGATAATCGCTGGGGAAAATGTGGATAAAATAAGCCCCAGAAACCTTGAAAACAAAGGGCTGGGGCTTATGGAGTACAAATTTAGGAAATACCCCCGTAATAATTAAGTTTGTACTCCATAGGCTGACAAAAGAAAATAGGCTTTCAACCTATGCTTGCATAAACTACGGGGAAGCCTACGCCCCGGAAGAAATAGCAGACCGCAGCATTGTTATAAATGCAGACGCTGGGGAAGTAATAGAAGCGTTGCTGCGTCAAGCGTAAAAATATATAGTGATTTCCTTTTTCACATTATCGGCGGTTATTTTCTCAATGAGTGCATGGCTTGCAGCCGCTTTCTGGTCCATTGGTACATCCGATTGCAGCAGGGAGAGGGCAGACAGACATTTTTCTTGAAAAGCGGTCTGGTCAAATTGCGGCTGCGCTATGCTGTCCCGCCGTGCTTCCATTTTCTCAATGGCAGCAGTCAACCGCACTTTGCTTTCCCGGTATTCTTCCAGCGTGTCAATTTCTTCAATATACGCTTTCTTTGCCCTTGATAGCTGGTTTTTCAGCTTCTTAATTTCTGCTTCATAATCAATAATGCTTTTGGGCTGCGGTCTGGTCAAATGCAGATTGCAGATAACTTCCGGGAAATCGCATATTTCTTTCAACTTCTCAAACACAAGATTTTCAACCGTCTTCACTGGGATTGTGAGATTGCCGCATACTGCACCGCTGACAGTATTATTGCAGCGGTAGCGACTGCCACGCCCGCCGTACCCTTTTTGATAGGAGAATGACCCGCCACAGTACGGACACCGCAACAGACCAGACAGCCAGTGAACATATTCATTTGTTGAATGTTCATAAGGCTTGCGCTTTGCTGCCCGTTCTTCCATAATCGCTTGCACCTTGTCAAAAGTTTCTTTTTCTACAATAGGCGGGTGCTTCCCGTCATATATGCCGTGCTGCCCATCCAGATTGACTTCAAGTTGTCCACAGTATGTGCGGTTTTTCAGCGTGTAGCGTATTTGCGTATTTGTCCAGTTGTACCCTTTACGGGTCTTACATCCATTTTCATTCAGCTTTTTTGCAATCTGGAGATATGGCACACCGTCAATGACTTGCTGGAAGATGTACCGCACCCATTCCGCTTCATCATCAACAATGACAAGCTGGCGGGCGTTTCTGTCCATCCGATACCCAAAAGGGGCAAAGCCCAGATGTTCTTTGCGGTCAACAACCTTTGCCCGTATTCCACGCTTGCTGTCTTTTGACAGCTTCCGCAGATATAATTCACCGCTTGCGCCGTTGATAGCGTCAATGTATAGTTGTGCGTCTTCATCTTGCACCATTGGTTCTGATACGGCAATAACAGAAATACCATGCTGGCGTATCATTTGTTTATATGTTAAAAATTCAACCATATTCCGGGAAAAACGGAAGCTGTCCCAGATAAGCAGTGCTTTTATGTCCGGCAGCCGCCCAGTGGTTATATCCTCAATCATTTGCAGGAAGCCGGGACGCTTTGCGACAGTGCCGCCGCTTATTCCATCATCACTGTATGTCTTGACAATCTTATATTTGTTCCGCTTTGCCCAGTCAAGGTTGAATTTGTGCTGGTCCCCCACGGAGTATTCTTGATGGTCCGTGGAAGCCCTTGTGTATTCAATGGCTGGTATCAAAAAATCACCTACTTTCTGCGGTTTTCCTTTTATTTCCCGCACCGTAAGTGATAGTATAACAGTGCGGATGGTATGTTGTATCTGGTATAATATATTGTGCGCCGCCCCGGTAGTGTTCCCAGCACCGCCGGGGCATTTTAGTTTTATTCTAATAAATACCGATATTCACGGTATATGTATTCACGGCATTGCATTACATCCGGCGCAAAAGAAATATAATAATGCTTGTTGCAGAGTTTGCGCAGCAGTTTTGCGTCATTGTCAATAATCCATTTTATCATTTCACGCTTTGTACTTTTGGAAGTCGGCGTGTATTCGTTCTTTGCAACCGCAAGAGCTGCAATAATATCGTTCTTGTTGTAATTTTCATCAAGGATGGCGTAATAGTCCGAACTTTCACAGACAAGCCCGCTTTCAATGCAGCTGGCAGGGACAGCCGATTTCTTCACTTCAAAATCACAATTACAGCCAATTTCTATGAGTTTAACGAACTTTACACGGTCATTGAATGGCAATGCGTCAATACGCTGGCGCAATTCCGGGGGTATGCCGGAAATATCCCAGTCACGGTCAACAATGCCCAATTCTAAAGCCAGTCTATAAATATGCTTGCAGGGCAGCCCCAGTGCAGACTTTGAAAAGTCTTCACAATCACAACTGTTAAGCGTGACATTGTATATTTTTGAAGCGTCAACGGAACTGCGGATTTTACAGCGCATTTTCTTTTTGTCAAATGAAACAATCTTGCCTATCTGGTTATCGGAACAAGCCCGCTGGAAGCGTTCAAATTGCCTATCTGAACAATGAAAGCCAGCCCCACGCCCATTGATAAATAAATCTGCGGCGGCGTTTAATGCTTCACGCTGGCTGGCTTCTTCTGCGGCTTGTCTTTCTGCGGCTTCCGCTTCCCATTTTTTCAATGTGTTGGTCACACGGTCAATAAAAGAGTGAAGCCCCATGAAATCACCCACTTTCTATTTAATTTTAGTTAGCTGCTTTCTTTTCTGTGCTTGTGTCGCTGGTGATACTCGAAGCAGTAAAGCCCGTTTTCTGCGCAGAAGATAAGACGCTCTTTTTATATAATTCTTCTGCTTCTTCAACCGTCATTTCTTCTGGAGAAGTAGCAGGAGCGGCAGCAGGCGCAGCAAAAACACTTCCGAAACGCTCAATAAGCAATTCCCGCATATCCGGCGGCAACTCAAAGTAAGTTTTCATTATCTGCAATTCAATTTCAGTTGCGCCGTGTTGCTTCACAAAATCGTCAAGGCTGAATGTTTCTGGTTCAATAATCATTTCACCGTTACCAGTACGCAACCATTCTTCATTCAATCCATCAACAGCAAGACAGATACTTTTGATTGTTTGGTCGGTAACAGTCGCACCGGGCTTTTCAAAAGAAGAAACGCTGGTTTGCTTCATTCCGATTAACAACGCAAAGTCTGTCTGGTTCAATTTCAGATGGTCTTTTCTCAAAGCCCGTATGCGTTCATTGATTGTCATAATCAGCACCCCTTTCTACAAGATTGTATCTACATAATAACGACAGTCGTTAAAAATGTCAATAGAATTTTCAGAAAAACACTTGACAAATAACGAGGGTCGTTATAATATGGGTATCAAGATAACGACAGCCGTTAAAACAAGACCGCTGGACGGTATCTGATTTTTTAGAATAGGAGGGACAAAGCATGGCAGCAGTACAAATGGAAACACTGCTGAAAACTGAAAGCAAGCCGGAAGCAGAAAAGGTCATGCAGCTTTTAGGAGGTATGACCGCAGCGCAGAAAAGTGAAATGCTG